TTAAGTAGCTAGGAAGATTCTTTTGTAATTCTTGTAGAGAAAGGTCTGCATCTAATTGCTTCTGTTGTAAAGCCAACTGAGCCGCCGCCTGTTGAGCAGCCTGTTGCATCTGATACATTTGTAAAGCGGTATTGATTCCACCGGTTAAACCTTGACCTGTTAAAGAGGCGATATTACTTCTAATGTTTCCTAAACCTGTTTCATAAATCTCGCCGGCTTGTGCTTTTTGTGGTTCAATCGCTTGGGCCAGTTGTTGCTCATATAAACCGGAACGAGGATCAATACCTCGTCTTCCCATTTCATTAACTGTTGATTTTGTAGTTAAGCGGGTAATTTCATTAAGTAAGTTATTGTATCGTGTCTCTAATGGGGCTTTTTCGGCTTCTAGGGCCTGTATTTGAGGTTGCATAGCTGAGCCATACATCTCTTGAGCCTGTTTGACGATATCCGAAAAACTCCCATCCATAGCTCCGCCATACAATCCTTGATTTTTTTGTTGATTAACAATTCCCATTAAATCATCAGCACTTGGTAGTTCGGATAGATTACCTTGTGGAAGCCCCATAATATCAGAGGAAGCAATCGCCTCATTAGAAACACCCAACCTTGAATTTAAGTTTGAATAAGGCGCCCATGCCGTAGGATCAGGAAACCCATATAGCTTACCGCCATAGGTTAAGACTTTTCCTGATTTATCCGGTGTAGTGTATGTTTGTATTGTGTCTGCCATATAAAAAAAGGCACAAGATAAACTTGTACCTTCTGAATTCGTACTCACGCCAGCCATTTCGTCTGGTACGTTTATCTTACTAAATTTTTATTAAATTGTCAAGAGTTTTTTATACTGTTCCTGATGTAATTTCTTCCCATCCTGAACCATTATAAAATCTCATTTTATTAGCTCCTGAATCATAATACATTTGTCCTTCATCTGGTGTCCCTATTGCTGCCTGTGGGACTAAAGTCATCCCACCTTTTGAGTTGAATTGAACCATATCTGTTAAATCGGAATTTTGAATACGAACTGCGTTAGCTCCTACTTTATCAGCATTAACTAAACCAAGACCAAAGAACTCTCTTATCTTATTCCCAACATTTCCAGTCATCTGATATTCACCGGCATATACCGTTCCTGCTGTACCATGACTGAAATTAATTGTTCCAAAGTTAGATGTTCCCGAATTAATCCCACCACTAAAAGTCCCAAACGTAGCACTTATTGTCCCTGTAGTTACTGATGTCCCAAAATTAGCCGTCCCTGTAATTGATACATTACCTGTAATTGTAATTACTCTTGATACTGGATTATAAGTAAAGACAGTTGTTCCACCTTCGTCTTTAAAATCAACAATCCCTCCTAAAGTTGTTGAGATAGTCCCTTTACTTATTTGGGTTGGATTCATATAGGGAGTTTTTTCAACCTCGATATCAGCCTGATAAGCAGTTTGATAGTTGCGTGATTTACTCCCAATACTATCTTTTTTTCTTAATTTATCGTTTAAATCTTCTGTATAATCTTTCATACGCCAACCTCCTCATAATCAACATCAAATCCGTAGAAAATAAAGGCTGGGTTAGTTGAGACTTCTGATAAACGATAGAACAATAATTTACCTCTAGTATTACCTTTAAACTCATATTCGTTGTAGCCTGTCTTTAAATCACCGATATCGATCCAATTTTTTTTATCCTTCCTAAACGAATCGGCTACCGCTATTTGTAGTTTGGCATTACATCCAGGCGAAGCAAAAGCTCTCAAGCGTTTAAAAAGTTTATCCTTCCAAGGTTTCTCACCTCTTAATACACCTTCGGCTACGGCTTCAATCGGTGAAGTATTGTCGGCTGTGGCTGTTCCAGATACTTGATAACACTGACCTGAACCGCCATCAAAGATTAATTGTTGAGCAGCACTTGCGTCTTTATAAGAACACCAAGAGTTAGGTTTGTGGGCGAACTGATAGTTGTCCCATTGGTCGTATTGATAATTATACCTTTGTATACAATTAGATATGGTTTCTTCGGTTATTTCATCAGTTACCGTGCCTACCGAACAATAGTAATCAAGATGATGTGAAACCCCTGGGGCGTTATCAAACACCGTTCCTACAATCGCTGAACCTGAATTATTATAGATTTGATTCTCGATTGAATTTGATAATAATTGAGGTCGATCTCCATTGTACCCGAAGTACCCATCTCTGTTTAAATAAAGCCAGTAATCCTCTGTTTCATCTAAGGAACGGGCTGAATCCGGCGCCTCATTAGTCGGGACTTTGTATAAGTTATAACCATCCCAACGATACATAATGTTTGATTCCTTCCCGACTACTACTCGGTCGTTGGCGTAGAAAACACTGTTTATCTTCCCTTCACCTGGGATAACTAAAGAGGAAGAATCTGATGTCCCTGCGGTTGACCAATCAGTCCCTGAACCAGCGGCTGACCAGAATAAATATGAAGCCGAGCCGATATAAATCCGATTGTCCCTTGAAGAACAAATATGCTGTCCGGCTGGGGCTAGTGAGGTATCGCTAAAAGATGTCCCTGACGTTGAGTGTCTGGTTGTCCCACCATCCTGTGATATTAAGAGAGTATCTGCTAAGACAGCGTGTCCCATATAAGCTGAAGGTGTGATTGTTCCGTTTCCGCATTTAGTCCAAGCTCCTGTGCCTGAAGTTGAATAATACAAAGACGAACCCGATTGACGATATAAAAAGAGTGAGCCATCCTCTTTAGTCCAAGAGAAAAGAGTTTCAACTGCCGATCCGTCAGCCGTTCCTAAAAATGTGTTGTACCCTGACCTTTTTCTCAAAGCCCCATAAGGATTAGAATCAAGATTAACTCTACGTAAAAGTTCCCCATCTTTATTTAAGAAGGGAGAAACCTTGAGGTTTAAGGCCCTCAAGTTTAAGATAGGATAAGAAACTTCTTTTGCCATCTTTAATAATAACCATCATTATTCTCAAAGTCCTCAACAATTGAAATGTAAGTCGGGCCTGATTTATTTCTTGGGGTTAATTCTCGTTTAAACTTATCCAAATCTCCATAACATTGGGCTTCCAAAGCAGTCGCCTCGTTAATCATATTATCAGCTCGATAAGATTGAGCTAAAGCCCATTTGGTAAACGTGTTAGTATAACCTCTCATTGGCCCAGGTAGATTATCACTATCGCTATCTAAAACAGCGTTTAGTTTGTAATAGTCTAAATTGACTGTTGCTGAATTACTATGAGGATTACGACCTAAAACTGTGTCGCCCCTCATATAGTAATAAGGATGGGTTTCGTTAAAGACCTGATTAGGACTAAAGTCAGTTAATTCCTGTTTGGTCATTTGATACCAGGTTGAGCCATCTTCGGTATACCAAGCCCTTCTGATTTGTTTAAAGTCAGAGGAAGTAATCGTCCCCTCTTGGGCTGTTCCTGAATAGGAAACCGAGGTTGTCCCTAAAGCATAATCTTCATTAACATCAATAGCCGTGTTGGTCATTTTTTCCATCCACTCGTTAATCCAAGTATCAATTACGTCATCATCAACAGTAGAAACCATTTTAGCCTTAGTTCGTTCCCTTATCTTTGCCAAAGAATAGAAATCGTATCCCGTTATCGTCAGCCAATCTGAATCAGAAGACTCAGAAGCTAAACCTGAACTACGATAAGCTACCTTGTAAGCGTATCCAGTCGAACCTGCAGTATGGTCAAATTGAGTGTATTGTGAATCTGGTGTAATACCGATTGTTCCATTTGTAATTGCTGTCGCTGTTCCAGATGTCCCTGAAGTAGATACTTTGAAAACTACTTGGTCATACTTAGTTGCGTAAACTGGGGTATCTGGCGTGTGGTCAAATGATGTCGCCCCAACACTAAAAGTTCCAGCTGAAGGAACTGATGAAATACTAACAACTTCTGATTTTTCTTCGCCTGTTTCACCTAACTGAACCGCCCAACCATTAGTTAAACCAGCCGTGTTTCTGACAGTTAGTTTAGTTGTCCCAGCTACCATTTGAGCTGATAGATAGGTTTTTGTTGCGTCTTCGGCTAGATTATTTTTTACTCGTATTAGCATTTAAACACCTCCTTTAAGCTGTGATATTATGTTCATCAATTATATTTGTTGTGCCACCTTTATAAATTGCTGTCCCGTTTCCTAAACACCTGTTTCCTACAACAAGATGCTGTACGTCATAATACATTCTAATCCCGTACATTTGAGTGTAAGCTGTTCCCTGACTATCAGTACAAGTATTGCCCATAATCGTACAAGGAGCTGATCCGTCAGCTGAAATACCTGCGGTAATACTCCCATTAGTCGAGGAATAACCAGAGTTCAAGATATTATTATTAGTAATTGTGATCGCTGTTCCTGGGCCTACATAAATTCCAGAGGTATAATTAGCTGCTTCAGTTCCGAAACCTGTATTTTTCAAGATGTTACTATCAACGGTTACATAGTTAGCTGAACCAGCTAAATCTCCACCACTTAAACCAATCCCATTTCTCCGACACCCTTCAATATAGTTCCCTTGAATAACTATGTGTTCAGCTGGAGTCGTGCCATAGTTATTAAACAAAGCGATCCCTCTAGCGCCATTTCTGCCTGCTGCGGTGGTAATAATTGTATTCCCTTTAATCACTCCACCAGAAGCATCACAGTGGATTCCTGTATCACCATACTCATTAATCACATTTCCTATAACCGCAAATCTTTTATTAGCCGCATTGTTAGGGTAAAGACCAATCGCTTTACCATGAACGTCATTAATATAGTTGTTAGCAATAACGTAATCAGTACAAGATTCAAAAACACAACCACCATATTCTGAATCAGTATCTTTAATATAATTACCAATAAACCTTAAACCACTACACTGTTGAAATTGAACTATCTGTCCTGTGGTATTAATGACATTAACTCCTTCAACTAAAACATTAGTTCCTGCGATAAGATAAATACCCAACATATTTAGAACAGTTCCACTTCCATTATTAGCCGCATTCCCGTCAACAGTGAAATCCCTTAAAATGATATTATTATTACCAGCTGTCCCACCGCTATTTACAATTCCGTTAAACCCAGGAGAAGCGACATTGTCAGCATATTTAAAGATTGTATTATAACCTTCGCCTCTTAAAGTTTGATTTGAGTGTATCTCGATTGAAGTCCCTAGAGTCCAAGTTCCACGAGGACAAAATACCTCGCCACCAGTAGCTGAACCAGCGTCTAGTGCTGCTTGAATAGTCGTGTGAGTTAAAGCAGTTCCATAGTCTAGAACGTTATAAGCATAATTTGATAAAACTAAACCTGTGGCTGTACCACCCGTAATAGAAGCTGTACCAATAGTCGCTGTCCCAATAGTTAAAGCGTTTGCTGTCCCACCAGAAACTTCACTAGCTTTGAGGGGAAAATCACCAGCAGAATAACCACCAAATAAATTAGTCCCACCTGTTGTTCCTAGCACTGACTCAATAGTCGTGCCAAGATCCATTAACTGATTAACGATAGCCACGTCAGAATAACCAGATTCATCCCGATAGTTGGCTGTGCCAACTTGTACCCAAGAATCTGCTGTTGTCGGCCATGTAGTTGTTCCACTGTTTGCCATTTAAAAATCCTTTATACTTTCTAAATTAGGTTTGGTGTCATTAATAGCTTCAATTTCTGGATATCTCCCTTGATCTTTACCTTCTAACCATAACTCGTGGTTATTCCATAAAACATGGTCATTCCACGGATATAAAAGATCACGTGTTCTAACCTTGCCAGTCTCCTTAAGTTGTGGCTTGAAGTCAATTATCTTTAAGATATTCGGCATCTTATCTCACCGTTTTCACTACAAAAGTAATATCTTTAGCGGCACTCTGAGTTCCCTCAGCTGTCGCAATAACAGTTGTTACTCCATATAAAGGACGATCTAAAGCAGTTCCACCGAAATTAGCTGTAATAGTTGCACTTTCAGCCTGAGTTCCAGATGAATAGATTGAATAACCTTGTGGGTCTTTCAAGTCTAGCTGAACTGAATCAGTATCTTCCATGTTAGGGGTTACAAAAGTCAAAGACTTCATTAAACCATTAACCGAAACTGTGGTTGTTCCATCCATTGTAGTGTCGCTTGAAGCGATTGTAACTGTACCTAAAGTCGCCTGAATTGAATTAGCTGCCACTGTCCCATCGTTAATTACTCCGACAGTTCCTACGGTATCCAGATCACCGATAGTACCTTCTGTTACAACAATCGATCCAGAAGCTATATTATTAACTGTACCGGCAACGATTGTCCCTTGAGTTACAACCACCGATCCTGCGTTTAACACGCCCACTGTCCCGACTGTGTCCAAATCACCGATTGTGCCATTAGTAACTACTACCGATCCTGAGGCGATATTGTTAATAGTCCCAGCAACAACCGTGCCTGCGGTTACTACAACAGAACCAGCTTTTAAAACATCTACTGTTCCTAATGAAGCAAAGACTTCACCATCACCGATATTAACCATTAAGTTCTGGTTAGCATCAAAGTGAAGGGCGGCAAAATCGCCATGTTCCACAGCAGTAGCTGTGCCTTCCATGACACCACCAACAATAAGACCATCATTTCCAGTCCTTGATCTGATGCCTTCATCGATTTGACCAAAGCTAGAAGTCAAGTGGTCTTGCCAACTTTTCTTTGTTAAAGCCATATTTAAACACCTCCTTTATTTTTTTACTAAACTTTCCTGGATTTCTTCTAAAAACGGAATCCACTCGTTTTTGACTCTATTGTCAATATCATAATTTTCTAACATATGCTGACGACAGTCTTTTTTCATTTTCTCTGCGTCAGCGTTAAATACTTCTTCCATCTTTTGTAAGATAGAATTGGTATCAGGATAAGCGATATAACCTGTTATGGGCGTCCAGCGCTTCAAACAAGTATCTGCTACAAATCCTGTTTTACCAGGGATTACTAACTCCGGCATTGATGTCGTGTTATTAACAATCACTGGTACTCCGCATGATTGGGCCTCTATAATAGGTAGCCCAAAGCCTTCATTAGTCGAAGGGTTTAATAAACAATCAAACGTGTTCATTACCTTCGCCACTAAAGGATGTGGAGATTTAAACATTACATGATAAGGCGGTGGGAACCAGATTTTATCCGCTATACCCAGATGATGAGCATATTGGGTAATCGGGAATCCACCCTGTTGTTCTGTTAAAGTGTGAAAGAACATTCCTGACTTGGGATGCTTTTTATTAAATTCAACAAAAGCGTCCATACATTGTTGAAATGACTTTCTTGGCGGATTATCTTTATTAGCCGCTACCATTCCGAATAAGTAAATATCTTCCGGAATACCAAAAGCCTTTCTCATCTCTTTCTTATCCATTGGTTGAAAGATATTAGTATCAACCCCTTCCAGGATTAATTTACTTTCAATCCCTTCTTTTTGTAGTACCTTTTGACCAAATCTTGAAAGAGTAACCACCCGATGGGCTATTCTTAATCTTTCTAAAACAGGTCTTGGTACTGGCTCATGATCTATTGGTACATAAGGAATCCAGTTTTTAATCCTACCTAATAGATTCTGATCCATTACCCAGATGTCTTGAAATGTAAAACAGACATCAGCGCCAAAATCATTGGCGTGGTAAATACAAGCGTCTGTTCCCCATGTTTCACCCATCTTCGGATAACAAATGAGTCCGTTGACGTCTATAATGCCCCCTTCAAGGCCGTAGAAACATATACAAGCTGTTTTCCAACCGTCTTTAATAAAACGGTATAACAGGTCATAAGTTTGAACTCCATATCCTGATGTTGACCAAGGTGCGTTAGAGTTCCACATAATCTTCATATCTCGTCTTTTATCCATTTTTGTCTCCTTTCACTAGACTATCTAAATAACTGACGACTTCAGGTGTAAAATAAACATGATAATTCATCTTAGGAACATTTCCACCGGCCCAATGAATGATTTTAATCTCCTTATCCTCATCACATATCCCTTCAGTTTTAGGTAGAATCAGTTGTCCGTCTTTTAAGACAAATTTATTCCATTGTCCTTTGTGAATAAGTCCGTGCCATTTCTCAGAGAAGTCAAATATCTTCGTTCTAAAGTCTCCATAATGGAAAATGATATTTAACATATCCTGTTCCCTGTATTGATGCTTATCAAAGTTAGACGAGAAATTAAGTTTGTTCCACCAATTCCAAACTCTAGGTGATCTCACCGCTACAAACCCAGCATTTATATACAATGGGGATGGGATATCAAACAAACTGATCGGTGGATCAATTTTATTATTATTCAAAACCCCACCCAACTCAAAGCTCTCATCATTAATAATATGATCCAAGCTACCCGTAACAATTGAGTCAGCATCCAAATTACAAACCAAGTCATAATCTTTAGATAATCTCTCACCAAACTGAGCATACATCCGATAAAACTTATGAGGATCAAGTATCTTGTCTATTCCCTCTTGACCAAATAAGAAATGGGGTATGTCAGGATGAAACTTCTTTAAAGAGTTTATCGCCATATTGGCATACTTTAAATTATTGTTATCGGCTATCGTAAAGAAACAAGTCTTCATTTTTTCCTTTCTGAAACGAATATCTGCATTGGCACCCATTCCTTATGTCCATCAGTATAAACTACCTGGACTCGCCAACTACCAGTGCTAGGTGCTAACTTAGTTTCAAATCCATATTTACTTAATAAATAGGGAATCTTCCAAGTTGTTCCAGCCATAGCTCCAGGTACAGTAAAAGGATGAGCCTCAATAATGATCTTATCTATTTTATCGGCTACTTTACCAAAACCTTCACTTTCAAATATCTCATACTCAGCCCCTTCAATATCCATCTTCAAAAGGTCAACGTGTTCGATTTTGTTATCTTCAAAGAATTTCTCAATCGTCTGACAATCAACCTCAAAGCCACCTTTATCGGCCGTAAAAGGAATTAAAGTAACTCCAACCTCTGTATCAGCCGAGGTTCGGTATAAATGTCTTTTCCCATTCGTATTGGCCAAAGCGAAATTGAAAGTCTCAACCTTATCTTCTATCTTGTTAACCTTGATATTAGCATTTAGAATCTCAAAAGCCTCTTTACCAGGCTCAATTGCGTATATTTTCTTAGCATAGGGATAAAAGTAAAAAGCCGAATCACCAATATAAGCTCCAGCGTCAACAATGACCATATCTTTACGATCCTTATCTACTCCGGCGCCATAGACGTTTTGTTCAAACATCTCAACCATGAGATTTTTAAATTCTTCCTCTTTACCAACATAAAAGAAAGACATTTCTTTACCAGAAACCACAACCTTACCTTCATGTAAGTTTTTAACGTGCTTATTCAACTCATCATATATTTTAGACATTTGTTGTCTTTCTTTGGCGGTAGAAGAAAGACGACTACCGCCAACAAATACTGCCATTACGCATTCGTAATAGTCGTTGCGTTAGTTAATTTACACTCTTCATTATCATCCTTATTATAATTAGCTTTGATAAGGAAAATATGATCGTCTTGATTACTAACGGTTCCTGTTGCGACTACGATTGCGTGATTGACTATATCAACAGTACAAGTACCTTGTTTTGATACTGCGTTATCCAACCAGGTGTAACGCAAAACATCAGCACTTCCTGAAACCTTGTTTGGTAAACCAAACTTAGCTGTTCCGTCTGCTCCGCCATAACCAACAGACATATCATCGCCTGCGGCTCTGTTAGCACCAGTAAAGGCTACTGTTCCGACATAAGCAAAAATCTTAGTCCCTTGAGTAGTAGCTGTTCCTAATTGAGTCATTATCAATTCCTCTGAAATAACAGAACCAAATTGGTCATGACCACTGACAGTAACGGTAGCGATTGCGGTTGTACCTGATGCGTCCACATAAGTCATTGATAAACTACGTGGATAATCAGGATAGGCAATAGCCACTGTACCAGCCGTAGCTGTACCAGCGGTTGTTGCCACAATAGCAGAACCGGAAATACCAGGTTTCATTACAACATATTGATAGTATTCGTCTATTTCATTCGGTTTAATTTTTCCACCGAACGCAAGATAAGGCTCTCTTTGTGAGAGTCCTCTTAAAACTTTAGTTGCCATATTTCTTCACCTCCTTTAATTTTGCTTCATTCTTTTAAGAATTAAGCGTCTCATTATAATTCTCTCTTTTGGACTTAAACCTGCCCTTCGACACAATTCACTAAAACTCACTCGAGCAGTGTGATTGCTTCTAGCATTTTTAGGTTTTCGGCCCATATTGAGTTATTTTTCTAATTTTACCAATAATATCTTCGCCTCTTAATTGAGCCAAAGTTCTTTTACCAAAATATCTTTCAACCGGATTTCTTGATCTCGCCCCACGTTCTGATGTCAAATAACTAGCCACTGCCTCTGCTCTCTCCTGAACGCTTCGTCTAAACATCCTTTGAACCGAAGCCCTTTTGGCTTCATAATCTCTGATAATCTCATTCACAAGATGTTTGTTCCTTCTCTCATTAAAGTTAGGTTCAGGATTAACCGGTACGAACTTTCTATCCTTTTCACTTATTTTCATGCGGAGAGGAAAGTAATGAGCTTTCTTAACAACTAATATGTTCTCTCCAAATTGGAATGTCGGGGTTCTTCTAAGATTTATGTGTTCCTCTTAAATTGCTCCCTCATAGACGCACTCCAAAATCGCCTTTTTAGTCAGTCTTCTGAGTCAACCTACCATTTGCCGCAGGACATAAACACAACAGGTTCGTAAACCATGCCATGGTCGCCTGATAGGTAATATAGTCGGGTCGTCTTGTTAATGCGTTTTCATTAGGTGCATCCAACCAATCCAAGTCAGAAACCTGACAAATTGTCAAGGAATCCAAGTTGACGATTAAACATTCACCATCTGGCACATCATAATCCAAGAAAACACCTACCTTACCTGAGCCAGCCGCAAATTCGAGACCAGTCCAACCACCGAGTAAATCGGTTTTCTCAACACTTCTACGCATTGAGGTTAACAAATCACCATATTTCTTAAATAAGGTTTTGTTAACAAAGATTGCATACTGATCGCCCATTTGAGAATACTCTTTAGCAGCCAGGTATTTATCTTCCATTGCTGACAAGGTCAAAGACTCTGAGGTAGACCCAAATTGAGGGGTCCAACCATAAGTGCTTCTCGCTACGTTAGCATAGGTCGAGGTTCCAGTTGAAGAAGAAAGGGCATCACCTAATCCGTTAATTTCCATCGTACCAAATCCTTCATTAGAACCATCGGTAAACCCTATCGCATCGTTTGCTACGGACGCAGTTGTTCCTGTAAAGGTAATCGTTCCACCACCTGAACCATCTGATTCAACGGTGGAAACAGTACCTTTAGCAGCAGCTGCTGTACCAACAGCAACGAAAGCACCTGGATGAAGGTATTTTAGAGGATCAATGTCGCCATTAATCGTTCCATATCTGTCTTTAGCAGCACCATCATCACAGCTAGTATCCGGAAGTTTGACCGTAACTTTAGTTGCAGCAGCAGAGCTGGCAACCTGAGAAACGATACCTGAACCATCTTGAAAGTATTGTCGGTTGACGCTACGAGCAAAGTCGGAAGCTAAGGTTGAAGCCTGAAAGGTCAGTTGGGATTCCACTGCACCTTTGGCGGTTTTGGTCGCATCGATAGCCAATTTGGAAATATCGAACGTACCAGTTAAAATCTTAACACCTACATATGCTTGTCCAAGAGATGCCTTACCAGTAACCAACGCATTACCATCGTTTGCCAAGTTGGTAACACCACCATGTCGGGATGTCCTCAACGGAGCATAGAAGTAATTGTTCATAAAAGTAACACCTTTATTTCGTTTAACCTGATCCAACAGAATTGTCTGTTTAGGAAAGTTATCACGAATATAAGGCATGATTACCTTCTGTAAAGCATTTGTAACATCACTTAATTCTATAGCCATTTTTTATATTCACCTCCTTTCAGTTCTTTTCAGTTACTATAATCGTAACTGTCATTCACCTTTGCCGTAAAGAGATTCGTTAATCAACTCTGAAAGGTTATCTTTTGTTGCTTTAACCTCTTGCGGCTGTTTGCTTCCAGCGGGTGAACTTTCCTCGGTTACTAGACCTTTGGGTTTGGCTTTTTTTAAAACGCCTTCCTTCCATTTGTCCAGTTCTTCCTCGTATTTAACCTTGTAAGCCTTTTCAGGATCACGGATTCCGTTTTCCTGCATATACTCCAAGACATCTTGGGTTTTAAAGACCGGTCTTCCATCCTCACCGTTAATATCGTCTTCTAGGCCTTTACAGGTATCTAGGAGCTTCTCGACCTCTCGACGTTGGGTATATTTCAACTCAAAGTCTTCTTCAGTCATTAAACCGAGTTTCTTGGCTTCTTCTCTAGCTCTCTTTCTCATTTCATCCTCAGTGAGTTCTTCACCTGATTGAGCTTTTTTCTCAATGTCCTCTTTTTCTTTACTACTTTGAGATTCCTCAAACTCTTTGAGTTTTTGTTGAGCCTTTGTATATTCCGGCCAAACTCGATCTATCTTGGTCTTATACTTTTCCTCAGCTTCTCGACCAATCTTCCCAAGTTTTACAAGTTCTGAAAGTTCATCCTTACTAAATTCATCTTCTCCTAACTTAATCTTTTCTTCTTCTACCTTTTCTTCTGTCGTTTCTTCCACGACCTCATCTTGATTATCTTCAAATAAATCTGCCACTTTTTATTCACCTCCTTTCGACATCTCCTAATAATAGGAATGTTCAAATAAACAAAAAAGCTGCGCTCTAACCACAAAATATGATTAGGGCGCAGCCTTCTTAATTCGCTGTGCGTGGTCGGCCATATTGTCCGACTAGATTGTTTATATCAAATAATCTTCAATTTGTCAAGCTATCTTCTTAACAGTCAAATAGGTATATCTCGAATCACCAATTATTCCTAAAGTTCCACCACAATCTTGATAACCAACTAATTCAATATAATCTGTCGGGACACAACCAGGAATAACATCAACTACTGGCGAACTCTTAGAATTAGAATCTGTCCCTGCTGTATAAACATTTTGTGCCCAGGTTGTCCCATTAATTGTAACCCTTCCAATCCTTCTTCCTGTGGTATTCACTCCCCAATAGACATTTCCTGAGACTAGATAATCACCAGCCTCGCCAATAGTAATTCTGGTTGGAGCGCCTGAACTCCACATCCCAGAAGTATCTGAAGATGTAGTTCCCCAAACTACTGTTCCACTAGCTCCGTTAGCGACGCTTTGAGTAGCAACCGTTCCATAGGCTCTACATAAAGGGCCAGCCGTTGCTCCCGATGGATTTGAAGTAAAGTTTATTTTAGGCATCTTACGTTAAACAAGCCTTATAAATCTTTTGACTTGTTGTACCTCCTATAGCATATAAAGCTGCCGAAGCATCGTTAATTTCCAAACTAATCGCCTCACCTGCGTCTAATCTAGCAATTGCTGAACCACCAGTTACTGATACGCCAGAATTACCAACATAAATATCGTCAGTATTATCATGGTCGGCTTGAACAAAAACACATTTAGTTGCACCTGTAAAGGTTAATTCAACTGCTGCTGTCCCAATAGCAACTGTCCCACATTCGTATCCTGTTGCCGGAGTGATAGTACCAGCAGTTACGACTACACTTCCAGCATTTAATACTCCTACCGTTCCTACAGTATCAAGATCACCGATTGTCCCAGCGGTTACCACAATACTTCCACCCGCTAAATTAGCAACTGAGTTAATTGTTCCTGCGGTGATAGTCCCCGCCTTAACTGCCACTGTCCCATCCTTACAAACCGATAAAGTTCCGTTAACCATATTAGTAATTGAAGTTAGGGTTGAAATTGTCCCAGCCTTTAGCATTGCTAGAGTTCCATTGGCTAAATTCGTTACTGAAGTTATAGCCGCTAAAGTACCTGAATTAACATTTCCAACTATACCGACACCAGGAATTGTGCCACAAGAAGCTACTGTTCCGTTTGTCATGACTATCGAGCCGGCATTCAGCACACCGACAGTTCCAACCGTGTCTAAATCTCCGATTGTACCGTTAGTAACTACAACGCTCCCACCATTAAGAACTCCGATAGTTCCTATTGAGTTAATCGCTGGTAAAGAGGTAACTGCCACCGAACCGCCATTCACTACTCCTATCGTCCCAATAGTATTTATAGCTGGCAAAGCAGTTACGGCCACACTACCATCATTAATAACTCCGACCGTCCCTAAAGTGGCTAAAGTCCCAGTAACGATATTATTTACCGCACTAACAGTTCCTGCTTTTAATAAGTCTATTGTGCCATTGTTTAGGACTAATGAAGCATCTACCGTTCCAGTTGTAACTACGATTGAACCACCCTCAACTCTGGTAATCGTCCCTGCGGATAAATTAGTAATTAAATCTAAAGTTCCACCCGTTAAATCACCCATTGTTGTGGTAATCGTTCCACCAGCTATATTAGCAATCTCAGCAATTGTTCCCTTAATGGCTACTGTTCCATCAGCTACGTTATTGACAGCTGTTAATGTTCCGGCTTTCAAAAGGTCAATCGTGCCATTATTAAGAACTAATGATGTATCAACCGTACCGGCTGTAACCACTATCGAACCGCTATTAACATTACCAATTATTCCTACTCCAGGGATTGTTCCAACTGAGGCCACTGTCCCATTCGTCATAATAACCGAACCACTGTTTATGTTTCCTATAACACCAACGCCTGGGATAGTTCCTACACTGGCAATCGTTCCTTGGGTAACGATCATAGAACCTGAGGCTACATTATTTATAGTTCCTGCAGATATAGTCCCAGCGGTCATGACTATTGAACCAGCATTCAGTACTCCAACAGTCCCCACAGTATCCAAATCTCCAATGGTTCCGTTTGTAACGACTACCGAGCCAGAAGCAATGTTATCTATTGTTCCTGCAACTATTGTTCCCTGAGTTACAACGATACTTCCTGATTCAACCACACCTACTGTACCAATAGTATCTAGATCGCCAATCGTACCGTTGGTTACAACAACACTACCTGCTTTAAGAACATCTACCGTGCCTAAAGAAGCAATAATCTCACCTGTAATGATATTTACACCTAAATTACCCGAAGAGTCAGCAACTACCCTCACTGTTTCAGCTGTTCCCGCTGTTCCAGTGTGAGCAATCATTGCTGGGAATTGGTTTGGGTCTTGTCTTGCCGCTTGATCCGCCATTTTATACTCTCCTCATCGGTTTACCTAAATTAAGTTTCTTTTTATCGAACTCTGAAGCTGGTTTTCTCAAAGGTCTGTCGGATAGCTCTTTAATCTTCCCTTTCAAAGTCTGAGGTCTACCGACCCTATTCTGTTGATCACCTGAGATTAACGGAGATTGCTTTTTCTTAATGTATAAAATTCGTCTTGCTCCCTGACCTTCGACCGTTTTAATTATCTGAGCCTCAAACCCACGTTCACCAAAGAACTTGGACAACTCCTCATCAAACTGATAAAGGTGTTGCCAACCTGTTTCGGTATCAAACATAAAAGCGTATTCAATAAATGCTATCTTCATGACATCCTCCTATTAGCAACGGCAATTGCTTCTTTACTAAAATTACCTGATTTGGTTTTCTTATGCCATTTCGATCCCTTTTTATTCATCGAAGCATAAAAAACCTGTTTACCTTTTTCATCTCCGTATTCTTTTTTCATTTCTGCTAGTACTTTCTTACCTGATTTTGTTAAAGGCATACTAAACACCTCCTTGTGTCATCATCCCCGGTTGAGCTTGTGGCTCTTCCATAGGCTGTTGAGCCTGTTGTAAGTCTTTAATAACTTCCAACATAGCGACTTTAATCTGTTGTTGTTGGTCTGGCGAGAACTCTTTGTCTTGTGGCATCTGCATTGTATCTAAGGCTTCCATCATTTGAGATGTATTCCCGAATTTGAAGATTTCTAATAATCGTTCAATAACAACTTTAACAGCTTGAGGTGTAATCATACCTACTTTAGCCAGTTCTAACATCCAGTTGGCTAACTCCATCATTCTCCCCTTCTTGCCTTCTTCGGTATATCCTAATCCTGATTCAACTTCTATCTCTACTTTATAGTCTTTCTTAATCGGGATAATCCCTTCAGGAGTATTAATCTTAGCTTTCTTACGATTACTCATAGCCCCTGAACCCATCACCTCAAAGTAATCAGGGTTCCCTTTATCCATTCGATAAACCATCTTCGGGGATATGAAATGTTTGTCAGCAATATCAATCATTCTCTCGGATATCTTTTGAATGGCCTTTTTGAGCTGTTTGATAGGAATGTATAAGTTAGCAAACTCTGAGGCTTTTAAGGACTCAATTGCTCCCCATGCTTTGACACCTGAAGGTAGTTTACCTAGAGCTGAGGTGGTAACGCCCTGTTCTTCAATAAAGGATGAAAGTAAATTAATTAACTGAAAGGTAGAAGGTGGCATGGTGGCGTTCTGCATCTGTTGAGGCGGGACTGAAGTATACTCAGCGACTAATCCACCAGAAACATTGTTTAATTTAAAGTTCTCATCTTTTTGTTTGAGCCAGACGCCTACATTCATTGTGTGAACAAAGCGTTCTAGCCTCGACATAACGCTATCCAGTGATTTGTTCGCTGGTATAAAACGCTCTATCTGAGCGACTTGATAAATAGGGCCTGGCTCCAAACGAAAATCAACGAAAGGATAACAGGGAATGTCCTCATACTGATCATATAACCAGACTTTACCAGCGGTGAAGATATGACGATAAACAGGATCACCAATCTCTTTATCTTTGAGAATGTCAGAACCATTGTCTTGATCTTTAATTCTCGCTTTATTATCTTCGTTTAGATATTCTTTAAAGAAGAACTCATTTAAGAGTAAAGTAGCTGAAGAGTCCGAAGGCTTGCCTTCTTGCCCATATTTAGAAGCCAGATAGGCTTCTTTAATCTCATCTGAAGCATATCTATTATCAGGGCTTATCTTAGCTAACTGATCTTCGTCAAAGTTTTCATTGGCTTTAATCTCTTTAATTGTTTTGGGGATAACTTTACCAATAAAAGGTGAATCTTCAATCTCGGTTACATTAGCTTGGAGATAGATATCAAAAGCATCATAGACTTGAGTTTTAATCGCTTCTGAAACTGGATCAGCCCAAACCTGCATAAAAGAAATCCCATTCTTCATTGTCAGTAACGTCATTAAACTTAACTTAATATCCATATCCTGGTCTTTCCATTCTTCTTCCATCCACTGACCGGTACGTTTGGCAATTGTCTTAGCTTGTTCCCAAGCATTCTGAAAAGCCTGTTGGTCTTTACCATACGTGTAAGGGGAAACCATCTCTGGTTTAATGATCGGAATAAAATCTGAAGACAACATTAGGTTAGCCATTCCTCTTATCTGTCGTGAGGCTTTAGGAATCGCACGCTGTGGAGTATAAAGTGTCGCTCTATCTGATAAATCAACTATTCTACCTGTGGTTCGTGAAATAAATCTGAAGTGATGACCATCATCAAAGAAGTTATTATCATACCAGTGGCGTGAGAATTGTTTGCGCTGGTTGTTAGCCAACACTTTTATTGTCTCAATCTCTTGAGCAATCGCATTTGTTTCAATTTGTGATGTGTCTTTTTCTTCAGCCATTTATTTTCCTTTTGGCCCTTTCAAATAAACTCTCTTTATCAGCTCGTCCTAAATCCTTTAAGATTGCTTTCTCAAAATCCTCATCTGTTGCTTCATTCACCGGAATATAATTAGGTATCTTCTCCGCTAGAGGTTCTGACTTCTCAGCCGGTTTCTCATATTCCTTTAATTCTTTTAGGTCTTTAGCTAATAAAGAGTCAATAAACTTCTTGCGGTCTTTGGAGTGTTGCCACTCCTGAACGCAGATATAACTTAATAAAAATAAGATAACTATTAACTCAACCATTTTTTAATCCTTTCTTTAATCTCCGTTGCGGAGATTGTTTCAGTATAAGGCAGATAAACTAATAAGATTCCCTGTTCTTCAAACCATTCTGGTGTCAATCCGTATTGCTTGTAAATATCCTTCTTGGCCCAATCTGAACCAACCGCCACAATATCAGGTTTGTTTTCCAATATCTGTGGGGCGTTGGTTGCCCCTCTAAACGAACGATAGACCTTATCAACGTACTTACAACCTTCTAAAGCTAAACATCTTTCGTCTAAGTTCAGAATCGGTTGTCCTTTATACTTAGTCGTAAACTCATCAGAATTTACTCCGACAATGACAAGACCATCTTGTCCGGCCAATTGTTTACATTGTCGCAGGAAATTCAAATGCCCATAGTGTAAAAGGTCAAAAGTTCCTTCTGTATAAATAATCATCTTGGATATCCTTCAAGCTCTATTATATCTTTAACAAAGTTCCTAGCCCCTTGCCATTTAAAATCTTTTGATTCTACTTTCCAGTCTTCGGTGTACATATGAACCAAGAAATCCTCAACCTTAGTTGGTGTTCCCCATTCTAAGCCTAAGTATTTAACCTTACCAAATGGTTTTTCAAAGTACTCCTCAGGCCACCATAATCCTACTTTACCCGATTGGTTATAACATCTTCTGTTTCCTATCTTAACCATTGGGAAGATGTCAAAACTTATATCTTGAAACTTAAAGTTTAACTGACCATGTGGTGAAACACATTTGGATTCACACCCAAAGTGCTTAAAACCTTTCATCTTCTTCATAATCTCGTCTGTTAAGTCTTCAGATAAAACCGCTACGTCAATATCATGGTCATGAGCTAGTAAAGAGTTTTCCCTTATGATACCTAATAAAGTGCCACCAACAAGAAAATAATCTAAACCCAATTCTTCCATTAATACTCTGCCTTGTAAAAGAACGTTGTCTAATATCTGGTTCATCTAACTATTTGATGTATTTTCCAATAACTTTCTAACGGGTTGGGAATCTGATATTCCGCTACCTTGTAAAACAAGACATTGGGATATTTCAAAAACCCATACTTCTTTTTAATAATCCTTATCTCAACCTCAACTCCCTCATGGGTAAAGGTCATCTTATCATCACCTATCTCAATTCCTGGAATAAGTGATTTTAAAATACTCACACTTGAATCAGCTAAGTGTTTCTTTTGAACTCCAATTTCAATCTTATCGCCCTCTAGTCTGTCTTTCTCACAGATACTTTTAAGGGTTTGCCCTAATAAAACAAAGGGCATTGATGAACGGGTTAAAGAATCCTCAACAAAGTCCAAGACTCTATCAAGATTCTTCCCATTCCCTTTCATATTGGTCGGGTACATTTAATGCTCCTTCCTTGAGCCGTTCTGTTAAGGCTCGATACTTTAATTGTAATTTACTTACTTCCTCTTTCTTTACAAGCTCAGTCTTTGAAGGACGGCCCATAAAGAAATACCTATCACGATCATAAGCATGGTCTTCAGCGTCAGTGTCAACATCTTCTACCTTTCTTAAATCGTATGGTAAGGCGGGTATAGTCCTGATGGTGTCCTGACAAGTCTCAAAGACCTGATACCAGGGTTTCCCATCCGGTGCCATACTTAAAGCCTCTCGATACCTTGCCAAACCATTAATACGATCATTGTCAGCTTTCTTCATTCTTAAACCTGACTTAATCATTGTCTCAGCAATTGATTCTCCCTCATTCTGTACGCCTTTACCGCCTTCACCTGAAATAATCTTATTCCATAATGATGGGTCAGCGAAACAGATAATATAACCACCATCGTCTTTGCCTAACTCTTGAATGATGGTTGATAATCGTTTCGGTGTTAAAGGTACGCCGAATGCTTTGTGAAAGTCAGTTCCATTCATGTACAATTCTCTGTACAAAAAGGTTCTTCCATCTTCATTTTGAGCATACCATCCCACTGCTGATGGTTCATTTACTCCCCAGTCTAAGGCAATCCATTTATTCCATTGTTGTGGAATGGAGAAAGGTTTGATGACATGGAGCTGGGCGTTCCATTCGGTAAATACTTGACCCGCAACTATGTCCCAATTTCCATCTCTCCAGGCTTTCCTTAATTGATCTGGTAAGCCATCGAGAAACTTTAAATACTCAGGGTTGTGTTTCATTAACGTGGGATTGTCTCTGACTTTCGCCGGGATAAAGATTCTGTCTCTTCCTGTCTCAGGATCAACGAATCTTTCACCTGGGATTGCGACATCAACAAATCTTTTCTTTACCCACGCATGACCTATTCCACCTGGATTAGTAGTCGCAAATACTTGAGGTTTAATCTCAGGTATAATTGATCGGCAAGATGAAATGAGCTTTAAATACAATTCTTCCGTTGGTATCTGGTTTAACTCCTCAATAACCATTCTTTGATACTCATGTCCTAAATACTTACCATAAGCGTTATCGTCTTTCAAATGTCCTGTTCTTATCACCGCCCCTGATGGGAACGTGATAATTGGTGGACGATAAGCTATTTGAGCGTCTATTCCCTCATACATTCCTCTTGCTCTTGAAACCCAGTCTGATAAGTCATCAGCGTTTCTTCTGATAACTAATGCCCTGAATCTTGGATTATTAATGTGCCTTGTTAACCAAGCTATTCCAGCGTCTGTTTTACCACCGCCCCTTGCTCCACCATAGAGAACCTCAAACTCTGTTCTTTCTAAAGCATCAGCTTGTTTCGGGTGTGGTTTCCACTTCTCCTGCTGGCTCTTCGGTAGAATCTGGTGTATCATAGTTTATCTTTTCTTTCGGTAAGACAATCACTCCAATCGGTCTTTCAATATCGCCTGTAATCTCACTTGTCTTGAGGTCTGGTAGTATTTTATTAATTAAAGTTTTAGCCGCCCCTAACTTAATGGCTTCATTATTACTTTTAAGGCAATCGAATAATACTTCAAAGATATCCTCTGATTTAAGGGCAATCTTGTTGTAAAGTGATCTACGAGAAGGGATATTAAGATTCTCCCCTCCCTTATGGTTTGGACTCGGTTCTTTGTTAGCCATAAAAAAACGACATGGATATAATACCTCATGCCTTCTGTATTCGCACAAGATGACAGCCATGTCGTCTGTTAATTAGTTTATATCAAATTATCTTTTAATTGTCAAGTTTTACTTGAAATATCTGCCACAATACAAACTAAAAGAGTTATCGCCCAAATGTTCCACATGAATAATACTGGCATCCCTTTTATCAACCAAACAGCTAACCAAATAAGAGTCATTTGATCCCCTTTAGTTTATCAGCGATATAATACATATCTTTTCTTGTTAAGTGTGGGCCGACACCAACAAAGAACGCTTCATTAAACATCTTATTACTATTCTCTAAACTTCCTGATACTCGGTGGGTTATATCCTTGTAAGCTGGATGCTTCAGTATATTACCTGAGAACAATGCTCTCGTTTGTATCCCATCCTTCGCCAACTGGCTCATGGCCTCATTTTTATTTGGCATGAAGACCGGATAGGCAAAGGGTGAGATGTCGGGATTATAACCCGTTTCCAATTCAGAAGCAAGTATTTTGTAATTCCTTTTTCTTATGTCAATAAACTCATCTACCCGTTTTAATTGTTCTCTGCCGAAAGCGGCTTGAAACTCGGTCATCTTAAGATTCATCCCTATCTGAGTGTAGTAGTATCTATGATCGAATGGTTCTTTGCGCCATCTATCATGACAGGCCGGTTGGGGTTCTCCCCACTGACATCTACAATCTCTACCCCAATCTCTTATTCCTCTTGCCTTCCAAGCGAGCTTTCCATTATTAGTTAAGATAGCACCACCTTCTCCACCTGTCGTCATGTGATGGGCTGGGTAAAAACTCACCGTTGCTATATCCCCAAAAGTCCCTGCTTTTCGACCTTTTTGG